TCTAATCCACAGTTGATAAAGTCTTCTTCAGTTTGTGTAACAAGATCTTTGTTTGGAACAATGGTTATTGACCGACCATATTTTTCACAAATTTTACTCAAAGTTGCAGTAGTGATAGTCTTACCAAACCCTGTGGCAATCTCCTGCATACACTGAGGATTTTTTAAGAATATATTAACAACCTCAACTTGATCATCTCGCAAACGGATCGGTTCGCCAGCAAATCTATGTCCTTCAGGCCAAGTTGCATCACCCCAAAAATCTGCAGAAATTTCAGGAAAATCTAAAGAAATTGGATTACGTAGATCTTCAACTTCTATGTAATAATTTTTACTTTCGAGGTACTCAAGTACCTGGGGTAGCATACTTAGATAGGTAGTTCCTCCAAGGCCAAAAAAACTAATAGTACCGTCCCAACGACCTAATTTATAAGCTGGTCTAAAGCGAGCAGTGGGGTCTTCGTATTTGAATTTTTTAACCAAGGCCTTACGTGTATCAAGATCTAAATCTTTAATATGTACATTGACTTCATCTTTAATTACAACCCGTGCAGTTGCCATTCTCGACGATCCTTTATATTTTTGAATTTGTTAATTTCTGAAAAAATTACTAGGTTTTCATGGTTTTTAGCAAATTCTTTAATTGTATGATGTGCTGAATGTGTTCCCATGTTTATAATACAGTTAAAATTTATTTTACTTTTTAATATACTCTTAGGTAACTTGGTACTAACAAAAACAATTTTAGTGTCATCTTTAATGGGACCGTTTAATTCGTTAACTTTGATAAAATTATTGAAATTTCCACCAGTTTCTGTTGGTAGCCTAAACATGGTACTCATCTCATAATTCTTAATACCACAACTAATTAAAAAATCATAAGCCATGGATACTTTTTCATATTCACTTCCGCCTGGAATGATTACAAGGCATGGACTCATGTATCTAAAGAGGTACTTTAGACAGTCAATTGTGGTTTTTTGACTATCTATTAGTGTTGCATGATCGTAATCATTTGTCAAGAACTCTTTGATAGACTCTGGAAGTTCCTGTATTGATTTATGCTGATTAACATTTTCGTCCCATGTTAAAATTCCCATATTTCTTGCCTCAAACACAGCCGATAATACATCTTTTGAGGTCAAAATTGGCAAATTTTTAGGAGAATTTACAATTTTTGGTACACCTTGATCTAACACTAGCATAGGTACGTATCTGTGCATATTCTCGATAATGTCCAAAGTATTTTTTTTATATTCTGTAAATTCTTCGTCAAACTTAAATTCTTGATTTATACAAAATCTTGTCAAAAATTCAATATTTTCCTCTTCTAAGGCAAAAATCCAATGTTTGTTCTCGGCATCCCAAAAAGCCTGTAAACTATGCTTTTTATATTCTCGAATACTTTTAATTTTTTCCTCATCGTATGGAAATTCTACTTTAATAGCTCGTCCCTGATCCCTGTATGAAATAATTGATACCTGTCGAACCACTTTAATTTCTCTTAAAGGTAGTCGATATTGCGGATTTTCTAAAATTGAGCTAATATCTGTGCCTAATGATTTTGATACATCTATTTTGTGACGAGTTAGAATCCTAATGGCCGCGGCTCTCTGTTTTTCAGTTAGCCCGGTACCTTTGTTGTTCTGCTCATTAAAGCTTTCTAGCATACTGGTAGATCGATGATCAATTGAATTCATCCCAACTACTGATTGATGAATCAAATCCTCAATATAAATTGTCATAGGCTAATATCTTCGAGCCCTGCGGCTCTAAGTTTAATAATGTTGGAAAGTTGCCACTGTTTGATGTCTAATGCTTTAATAATACCCAGCCACTGATTTCGTAACATAGCAAATTCGTTGATAATTTTTTCCATATCAACAACGTCGGCCTCTCCATCGACATATTTTTCACAATCTCTGCTACTTAGGGCCCGTTGATAATTTTCTAGGTATTTACGAAATGCTTTTGATCTAACTCTTCTTAATTCGATATTAAGGTATTCCAACACAGCTTCAATTTCTTGAAGCTGGTTGAAACGTTGTTCTACAATACCTGGCAATGCGGCTGATGCTCTTTCCACATTACCATGTACTCTAACTTCAAGCCTAGCATCTTCTAATTCATCATAAAAATGCGTAAGACAGTTTGGAAGATGTGCTAGGTCTTTACTGACTTTAGCATACCAAGACATTAATACTCCTCGTCTTCGTCTTGATAGTCTTCTTCGTCTTCCTCTAGATCTTCATTTTCTCCAACTACTAATTCGATAGCTGAATCTAAATGAGGATCATATCCCATTAACCCTTCTAACACAGACATTTCAACATCTCTACCTGTTAAAAAATCTAAGTAATGGTTTGCGGCTGTGTCACGATTTTTTTCTGGAACGTATTCTTTGAATGTATCCCAGATTTCTATAATTAACGATTCTTCCATTATGCTTCCTCTGTGTCCTCTACAGTTGTTGTTAAATTAACTGCGACTGCGTGATCCCACTCATCCATAATTTGTCTGAGTTTATCTTCAGTCCAATTTTTACGGAACTCTGCAATGATCTCGCCTGTTGATTTACTTGTATAAGCAAGTTTGTTCCCTACTTTAGATAATATACCCATTTTCTCAAACATGTCAACCAATCCGGATGTAGGAGCCATTCCAGTTGAGTATGGAATTTTAACCTGCACCGTTTCAAACGGTTTAGCATATCGAGTTTTCATAATTTTGCAGGCTGATCGGATACCTAATACATCACTTACCTTATTGCCATCCTCATCCTCTTTAAGTTTGAGTTTTTTCATGGCAACAACAATACTTGATGCGTAGACAAAGCCTTGACCGCCTGAAATTTTATCATCTGGATCAAACATATCTTGGCTTGCGTATGTGTGATTAGTACAAACTAACCCAACATTAAAACTTCCAAACATATTAACACAATTACGAACCAATGCTGTTAGTGCTTTGGGTTTACGCCCCATATCACCTTTTAAGTCACCTGCTTCAAATTGATTAATGTCTGTTGGTGTTAGTAACATACCTAAACTATCAATAACAAATAAAACTTTTGGACGATCCTCTAGCGGCATTGACTTATATTCACTCATAAATTCGTGAATAGTTCTAGCCACATCATCAATCATAGCCATATTAAGTTTGAGCAATTTGCCCTCACTTGTATCAACACCTAAATCCAATAACCATTTTTCATCTAAAGCATTTTCACTATCAATTAAAATAGGAAATATGCCCTGCTCTTGTGCATGTTTAATAATATTACCAGAACATATGTAACTCTTACCTGCACCTGATTCTCCAGCAAAAACCGTAACTTTTCCCAAGGGGACTCCTTTGAAGAAGTCCCCTGAGATAAGATAGTTTAGTGCGTAGTTGCCGGTTGAGATCCAATCAGTCGGATCATTAAAACCAATTCCGAGTCCATCAATACTTTTAGTGATAGATTTTCGGAACTTTGAAATATCAAAGCTCTTCGCCATATTCTATCTCCTTAAGATTGTTGACGTTTACGGATCATTGCGATAATGTCGGCGGCACGACTATTTGCCTCACTACCTGCTGATTCTGCCTCTGGTTCGGCTTTAGCTGTAGTAGTATCGAACGGAACATCTTCATCTTCACTAACTGCTGGAGTAGGAGCAGGAGCAGGAATTACTTTAGCTTGTGCAGTTGAAGCAGATCCTGTTGCGGCACCACTACCACCCATACCAGCTGGTTTGAAGTATTGACCCCAACGTTCCATATCAAATGCATCACCGTCTACCGACGCTTCAAACATTTCTTTCATAACTTTGAGTTCAACTTCGCCTGGCTTTTTAGGTAAGAACGATTTCAAATCAAATAATCCATACTGTGAAATAGCCGCATTTTCTGCTTCACTCAACGCACGTTCACGACGAGCCCAGTTTGAAGTTGAATAATCAGCGTATCCGCCCTTGCTTGTTTTTGTAATTTTGAAATCTAATCCACGTACATAGTCTGTAGGTAGTTCTTCAATTTCACTGTCCATTAACGCATTCTTAACAATATTAAAAATCTGACTACCAATAATAAATCTACGGATTGGATTTTCAGGAATCTTGCCGTCTTCCTGTAATTTTGATTCAGTCACAAATCCTTGGAACAAATATGATTTCTTTTTCCAATACTTACGACCCATATCTTCTAAACTCTTATCCTTAAACCAAGGACGTACCTCAGTAAGAATTGGGCAAGTTTCTCCCCACATTTCCATACATGGCACTTGTACCTGTACAGGTTTTGAATTTGTTTCACCTTTGATTCCAGCGAATGGCAATTTAATCATTGCTCGTTCAATCCAGAAAAAAGTATTGTTTGGATCTGCATCAGGTAGGAAACGAACTGTAGTCGTTGTGCCTTCTGCGGCATTCCAATGGGGGTATATTGCGTTGTCGCCTTGTGTAGCGGATGAGTTTGATTGTGAGCTTGCTTGAAGTTTAGCTCTGATTTCTGCCAAAGTTGCCATGTTAATTCTCCTTAATAAATGTGCCTTTGTGTACTACATGCCTTTTTCCTAAAGCCGACTGACTAAAAGAAAATGTGTGCATAGCTATAACTATACACACATTTATTTATCTCTACAAGAGAAATTTTATTTTATTTTGATATTATTTTGCCAAACCGGATAATTTACGAATAGTATCTAATTCTTCAAATGTTTTACCAAAGAAACTTCTTGATTTATCCAATGCTGGTATTACCTTACCCTTCATAGCATCACTGCCTACCGGATGTGGATTTGGTTGTTTTGGTTTTTCTGTTTCTTCTTCAGCTGACATAATATTTGTATTAAAATCTTTAGTACTGTTGCCTCTATCACCAATACTTTCAACTTTGCCTTTTAGACTACCTAGTAATTCTTTTAATCTTGCTAGTCCGTCGTTTCCTACTTTACCGTGACGGTGTGCCCAGTCCTGACTTAATTTTTCCATAAACATCGAAGCCATTTCTTCTGCCTGGCATCCTGCTTCTTCTCCAAATTTTTCTGAGATTTGTTTTTTAACATCAAGAGCAATATTTTCTGTTCCACGGAATGGGCCTACTTCTGGATTGTCTCGATTGTAAAAACTCTTAACTATCTTGGCCACTTCTTGAACCATTCCTTCTTTAGTCATTAGTTCATTTGGTTTGCCGCCCATCTCTTCATTCTCTTCTGCCGGTACTGGTTCTTGTGTACTATCTTCAGGTTCTTGAGCAGGTTCCGCCTCTGGTTCTGTTCCGCTGATGCCCAATGCCACTGCTAGTTCTGGATAATCTTCTTTTGCCCAACTTTGGAATACTTCCATTGCATCTGTGTCTGGAAATTCTTGAGCCGCAACTTCTAATTTATGTTTAAGATCGTCACTAAACTCTGCGCCTGCACTTCCCTGTGCATCATCTGAATTAATAGCACCTTGGAAAAAATCCCAAGCAGTAGCACCGTTTGGTCCTAACTGTAGTACTTGTCCTGCTTGTTCTTGTTGGGCAATTGCCTGTTTTAGATTTGTAATTTGATCGGCTGTTAGTTTACCCTGCTCTACTGATTCTGCCCATTCTGTAAATTTATCAAAGGCATCTTCCTTCATTCCTATTTCACATCCGCATGGATCTTCGTTGCAGACTAGGCATGGGGTATCACTTTCATTAACATACGATTCTAAATCAATTTTATTAGCCTCTCCCATGATGCGATGTAGTAATGGAAAATATCCTGATAACTCTTCTTGGAAATTAGTTTGTGTGAATTTTTCTTTATATTGTTCCATAGTGACTGCATCTAATTCTCCCATGCTGTCCATTGATTCATCTTCTATAAATTCGTTCATCCAATTTTCATAATGATGACGCTTACCAAGTGCCTCTATAGTTGCCTTGAGTTCGTTTAGGCGGCCTATGGCTCGCTCTGTTATGCCCATTGCGTCATCGTGTAGTGTTGCCTTACGTATTGTATTTTGAAATTGACCTAGTTGAGCAATTTCTTCACTCATTTTAATAATTGCTTTGCCTGCTGGATCGTGTGGGATGCCACCGTGATCTACGTGTTGTGCCATGGCGAATGCGCCTGCTGGATGAATAAACGGATACTTAAATCTTTCACCGTCTGAATTTTGAATAAAAATTGCTTTAATATTTTTGCGTTGTGAACGTGATCCTGCGTACATTTCGTCAACTGCTTTAGCATGTCGTACAATAACTTCTGTTGCACCTTTAACAGCACGACTGGTTTTCTTTGAGCTCTTTTGGCTCCATTTACTTTCGTTCATATTTGTCATATCTTCCGTTTCCTTGGGACCTTGTGTTTGGGCCAAATGCTGAAAATCATTTTTGTCTAGATTTGTTTTAGCAATATCTCGCGTGTCAAAACGCAATAGTCTGCGCATGGCAAACATGCGCATTTCTTTCAAAAATCCAAACCATTCTTTCTTAGCCGGATCGTCTTGATTTTCTGTAATTCCCTGACTATAGTATACTTTCAAGCTACCGAGGTCGTTGATGCTAATACTAACACGACCAAGATTAACGCCTTCTGACACAAAGTCAAAATCAAAAAAACGAGCATCAGCGGGATCGATAGTTATAGATCCTGTTTCGTCGCCCATTTCCAAATTGCTAAAACGGCTGCGAACTTTGTCAAATAGGTCTTGAGAAATTACTTGTATAGGTTTCATATTCTATATTTATATTAATAGGAGGTTATATATACGGGCATGGGCATGTCATATTCTTCAAATTTATCCTCACGCATTTTGTCGTAAATTGCAGGATCCCAATCTTGTAACAGCATAATCATGCGTACTGCCAACAACAAACTAGATACTAAATCATCTCCAGATCCTGTTTTACCTGCAAAACTAGCACCTTTAGCAACGTAGGTTTTAAGCTCTGAGATCAACGGTTTACTGGAAATTTTCATTCTATTAGTTTCAATTAGGTGTTTTAACTTGGCGCATATGGATATTTTACTAGTGTGTGTAGTGTTAAAGCCTCTGCGGAATCTTCTTACATGCCCCTTCTTAATAGGCTCACTAAGGAACATTCCTGGAATACTTTCTTCACCCATCTCTTCAATAACAACTAATACAGCCTCTCCTACAGTGTTATTTTCTACACTATAATAAATGCTAGGTTGCATTCCTAAAATGTTACATTCGTCAGAAATATACTTACAAATATCCCTTAACACTCGTACTTGCCCTTGTACCGGAGTAAGATTATGATTCCATTCTCCTACCTGGTCAAAACTTGGTAATTCTAAAATTTCTATTCCTGCTGAGTTTCCGCCAGTGCCTAAACTTGGATCAAGGGCTATTACATACGTGCATTTTGGATCAATCTTTTTATACCATC